TAACGAACTACTCTTGTTTAACATCTGAAAGCCATCTGATGCCACTAGCTTTATAAATCTTTGTCCGTTTATGACCTCTATATCTCCTAAATCTGGAGTGAAAAATCCTACATATACCACGTTCAAACCTTCGGTTATCTTTACAAAGTACATCCCTTGGGAGTCTTGTAAAATGTTTCTAAGGTTTAGTGTAGAATCATCGTCATTAATAAGTGCGTTGATCGTACAAACAGCCGGTAAAAAACCCGGCTTATTGTCATCCAATGCCCGGTAATCTATGTTCCAATTTGCTACGGTAAAGGTGTAAGGAGAGGGGCTAAAGTCTGGATCTATTGCCCAGATAGCAAAATCATGATCTGCGGTTTCTGCCGTTGCTATTAACTTTTTAGCCACCTATTCTGCTATTATTATTTGTATTCCTATTCATGCCAGCAAAGAAATCAGATCCTTTGATACCTAGCGTAATTTTATCATCCCGGTTAAAACCAAAAGGTAAACCCATACCACCACCTAACACATTAAATGCAGCTCTAAAACCTATGTTTGGAAATATAATACTTAACGCTGTCGCTAATGCCAATGTGCTTGCTACCGCTACCGCCATTTGTTTGACGTAGTTTTTTAGTCCTTCTCTTAACGCATCAAAGAAATCTAATCCCTCAACCATAGCAGCGTTAAAACTCGCTTGGAATACACTACCTAACTCTTGACCAATGACCATAATAGATCTTAGTTGGTTATCATAGCTTTGTAGTGTCTTGTTAAGTACAGAGGTTTCTTTATGCAATTGACCTTGTAAGTTTCCAAATTGCTGAACTACTCCGTTAGTTTCTTGGTAGGCTAGACCTAAATCATGTATCCCTTTAGATTGTAGTTGTATGGTGTCAACCGTGGGAGTAAGTATTTCGTTTAATCGCTCTTCAAGAGCAATCATTTCCTCTAGCGTATTATTAAACTCTTCGCTACCTATCTCGCTTTCCTCAAATTGCTTTTTTAGATCTGCTAGTTCATCAGTTAAAGACTTGATTGATACAATAGACCTTTCGGTATCTGTTCCTATCTCTTGATCTTCTGGTAGTTTAGGAGCTTCAAATAATGGATCTCCAAATACTAAAAACCTAAACTCTTTATATGCTTTGCTTAAATCTTCTAATGGTTTAGTAACTGCTCTTATACCTTTAGCTAATACTTTGGCTATTGGGCCACCAGCTATCGCAGTAAAGTTTTTCCATTCAACAGATAATTGTTGTATTTCGTCTGCGGCAGTTAATGAGGCATCCCCCATCTTGTCTAATTCCTCAACGGCTATTCTAGTCATTGCGGCCGATACATCTGCTATATCTGCCATCTCTAGGCTTACTCCGCCTACTTCTTCTTTTAGCCTTTGTGCGGATATACCTAAGTTATCCAGTCGCCGGGTAGACTTACGACCTACACCCTCAACAATAGAATTAACAAGGTAATCCATGCTCTCCCCTGTTTCATCTGCTCTACGTTTAGCAAATGCCAAGAGAGTACCCATATCTCTTAATGGTATGCCAAGGTTAGCACCCTTAACAGCTTGTTGCATCAACTCCAGATCAGTAACTAGACCTCTGGTAGATTCACGCATTGTGTCTAAGTCAGCCTCTGTACCAAATCGCTTGAAACCAGCTGCCGCTTTTGTAAGTTGAGAATTAAGTTCTACCGCTTCCGCAGAGAATCTTTGTAAGCCTGAAACGACAAACGTAGCACCAATAATACCGCCTAAGTTGTTGAATTTTTTAGATATGCTTTTTATAGAATTATCTACTTGGGCTATTCCTTTACGGAACTCCCTAACATCCATCCCTAAAATTACTTTACTCGTCGCGTCTTGTTGAGCCATCAGTTACATTCTTATAAAAATCGGCAAAGCCATTATCTTTTTTCTCATCTTCAAAACGTAATAACTCGGTGTCCTTGATATTACGCTTTACACTTTTTCCGCTGACGTTTACCAGTATAGTGGCAAGCCAGCGTATTTGTTTCCATCCCTCTTTTACGTCATCTAAGCCATGTTTTATTACGGCTTCGAGTAGATCCTTATCGAATCTTTTTGCATCGCTTAGAGCTATTCCTAAACGACCGACCAGCAAGCCCAGTACGTCTACTGTGCCGCCGGCTGGGAAAAAGGGCCGTTAAGCCTCTCGGTTAGTTCCTCTAACGCCAGGCTAGAGCATTCCTTTTTGAAATCCTCAAATTTGGGCCGGTTATCATTATCCCAATGTTCTTGAGCATATAACATACATAACATATCCGATATCTTTGGTTTAGTCATATCTGTAATGCTGCCGCCGGTTAGCTCTTCAAACAATAAAGCTGCTCCGAGTGTAAACTTCTTTCCCATTTTGCTTTATTTATTAGTTAGATCCTTCAGTCCAAGCTCCAGTACCTTGCAAAGTAAAAGAATAAGTTGCATTATCCTTGTCTGCAAATGATCCAGAAAGCTGAGTAAGTATTGCTGATCCAGTAATGTTAGCTTTACCAGTTGTTGGAGTAACAGTACCGATATCACATGGAGTAATCTTCAAAGTAACTGAAGTTCCTAGGAAGTT